CATCAAGAAGCTGGCAAGAGTCGCCGATGCGCTTGAAGGAACAGAGACCGTCGAGCCCGGACGCTACGAGATCAAGATCGCAGGCCGGATTGATCGCAAAGTCGATGCGGACAAGGTGCAGGAGCTGGCCGCCGAGTTTGGACTGACTGACCACTTGGCGACGCTGTTTCGCTGGAAGCCTGAACTGAATATGTCGGCATGGAAAGCTGCTGACGAATCTATCACTCGGCCTTTGGCCGGTGCTATCACGGCCAAGCCTGGCCGCCCATCTTTTAACGTGACCCCCAAGGAGTAATCATCATGGCTTTTTTATCTGAATCTTTCGACGTCAACGAACTGCCAGTCGGTACTGGTGGCAACTTTGAGCCGCTGCCTGCTGGCTGGTACACCGCCACCATCTCTCAGTCTGAGCTGAAGGCAACCAATGCTGGAAATGGTCAATACATCAAACTGCGCTATGACATCACCGGCCCGACCCACCAAGGTCGTGTGGTGTTTGGCAATCTGAACATCAAGAATCCAAACCCCAAGGCCGAGGAGATCGGTCGCCAGCAGCTGGGTGACATCATGCGTGCCATTGGCTTGGCCAAGGTGACCGACACCGACCAGTTGATCGGTGGTCAGATTGGCATTAAGTTGCAGATCAAGGAAGACGCGCAGTACGGTGCAAGTAATGAGGTCAAGGGCTTCAAGTCTTTGTCTGGAAGTGTTGCGCCAGCTGGTGCATCAACATTTGCAGCTCATGTCCCTGTTGGTGAGAAGAATGCATCAGTGATGCAAGCTGCACCTGCCAAGGCCGCACCGCCTTGGGCCAAGCGTTAAGCAAAAAAATGCCCCGGCTTTTGATGGCCGGGGCAACTCACTTGAAGGAGAACAACATGAAGATTCCCGAGTCAGAGCATACCATCCAGGCCTTGATTGACAAGTCGCATGAGGCCAAGAAGGAGCTGCCGCGCCCTCACATGGGGGCCAGTGGGCTGGGCCACCCTTGCGACCGTTGGCTGTGGTTGTCGTTCCGCTGGGCGGTGCTGCCCGAGTTCCCTGGCCGCATTTTGCGATTGTTTCGCCGAGGCCACCAAGAGGAAGCCAACATTATCAGCGACCTGCGTGCCATTGGCATGGACGTGCGCAAGGTGTCGAGCCAGCACCGTGTGGACTTTGGCGGCCATGTGTCTGGGAGCCTGGACGCGATCATCGACGCTGGCGTGCCTGATGCGCCAAAAACCAAGCATGTGGCCGAGTTCAAGACTCATTCCAAGAAGTCATTTGACGCGCTGGTAAAGGATGGCGTGGAAAAGTCGAAGCCCGAGCATTTTGTGCAGATGCAGGTTTACATGGCTGGGACTGGTTTGGATCGTGCGCTGTACCTGGCCGTGTGCAAGGATGATGACCGGATACACACCGAGCGCGTGAAGTTCGACAAGGATGTGGCGCTGCCTGCGATTGAGAGAGGCCAGCGCATTGCCCTGACTGACCGGATGCCCGAGCCGTTGAGCGCCGATGCGAGCTGGTATCAGTGCAAGTTCTGTGATGGCCGCGACCAATGTTTTGGGAGCAAGACCACGAAACAAGTGAACTGCCGCACCTGCGCCATGGCCACGCCGTTGTCAGACTCGACCTGGCACTGCGCGAAGTGGGATGACGTTATCCCGGTGGATGCCCAGCGTACCGGCTGTGATGGCCATGTCCTGCATCCTGATCTGGTGCCTTGGAAGCGCAAGGACGGGCCGGACGAGTGCACCGCCGTATATGAGATCAATGGCACGACTGTGGCAAATGGTGATCCTGAGATCGAGGGCGTGTTCAGTTCACGTGAGCTGTTGGCCAACCCTGCGGCGTGTGCTGGGGGGGATCCTGTGATTGCTGACATGCGCAGGACTTGGGGTGCGAGGGTGGTGGGATGATGCTAAGAGAGTACCAACAACGCACGATTGACCAGCTGTATGCCTGGTTTGAGGCCGGTGGCCGTGGCAATCCTTGCCTGGTGCTGCCGACCGGCTCGGGAAAGTCGCACATTGTGGCCGCGCTGTGCAAGGATGCCTTGCAGAATTGGCCCGAGACTCGTGTCTTGATGCTGACCCATGTCAAGGAGCTGATCGAGCAGAACGCTGAAAAGATGCGCCAGCATTGGCCGGGTGCTCCGATGGGGATTTACAGCGCGAGTATTGGCCGCAAGGACTTGGGGGAGCCGATCACGTTTGCTGGCATCCAGTCGGTGCGCACGAAGGCGAAGGGGCTGGGACACATTGACCTGGTGGTTATTGACGAGTGCCACTTGGTCAACCACAAAGACGAGGGCGGTTATCGCAAGTTGCTGGCCGAGTTGAAGGCGATCAACCCGAGCCTGCGCGTGATTGGCCTGACTGCAACGCCGTACCGCTTGGGGCATGGCCTCATTACCGACAAGCCCGCCATGTTTGATGACCTGCTAACCCCTGTCAGCATCGAGGAGCTGGTGTTTAAAGGGTATCTGTCCACGCTGCGCTCGAAGGTGACGAGGGCCAAGCTGGACACCACTGGCGTGAAGAAGCGCGGGGGCGAGTTCATTGATTCTGAGCTTCAGGCCGCTGTGGACACGGACGACCAAAATCAGGCGGTGGTGCAGGAGGTCATGGCCTTGGCTGGTGATCGCAAAGCGTGGTTGTTCTTTTGCACTGGCGTGAAGCACGCCGAGCACGTGGCCGAAGTCCTGCGCCAGCGTGGTGTGGCCGCTGAGTGTGTGACCGGAGAGACGCCGCCAAATGAGCGCGAGCGTATGCTGACCGATTTCAAAGCCGGGAAGCTGCGTGCGCTGACGAACGCCAATGTGTTGACGACCGGCTTTGACTATCCAGACATTGATGTGGTGGTGATGATGCGCCCGACCATGAGCGCGAGCCTGTACGTGCAGATGGCTGGCCGTGGCATGAGGGTCAAGAGCCACACCGATCACTGCCTGGTGCTGGACTTTGCCGGTGTGGTGGAAACCCATGGCCCAATTACAAACGTGCAGCCGCCAAAAAAGGGTGGTGATGGCAATGGCGAAGCGCCGGTGAAGGTGTGTGACGACTGCGGGGAGTTGGTGCACATCTCAGCGATGGTGTGCCCGTCGTGTGGGGCGTTGTTTCCCGAGCCTGTCAAAAAAGCGATGGTGTTGCGCAATGACGACATCATGGGGCTGGAGGGCAAAGAGCTGGAGGTTACGAGCTGGGGCTGGCGCGAGCACATAAGCAAGGCCTCTGGAATCCAAATGCTGGCGGTGACGTATTACGGGGGGCTGAGTGATGCGCCGATCACTGAATACTTGCCGATCATGCACGAGGGTTATGCAGGGCAGCGTGCAATGGGTCAGCTTCTGAGTATTGCGAACAGCGCCAGCATTGTGCCGGGTGGTTTGAACGTGAAGACGATGATCGAGATGGTGCAGAACATGAACAACGCCACGCCGCCGAAGCTGATCGAATACCGTAAGGATGGTAAGTTCTACAGAGTAATGAAAAGGAGTTGGGAATGATTGATGTTGATGAGGAAATCGCAAAGGCGCAGAGGCTGCGCGAGTGCGATGTGTGCAGTTTGGACAGCGATCCAAAAGGTGGTGTCGAGGTGCGTGCCAAGTGGCACTGCGCACGGTGCTGGGTGAAGTTGATGCAACGCAAGGGGCTGAAATGAGCAGACACGCCGAACCCGAGTTCTTGGTGCAATGGCGCGAGTGGTATCGCGCGGGGCCGCCACGCTGCTGCCACACCTGCGAGCATTACGGCAATGATGGCCAGTGTGTGGAGTTCTTCATGAAGCCGCCCAAGGAGTTCGCCGATACGGTGGGCGAGTGCCCAAAATGGGAGTGCGAATGTCCGATTTGATTGCCCGAATCCCGACCGAACACGAAGAACAGCGCGAGCTGGTGCGCTGGTTTCGCCAGACGCACAAGGGCGTTCGCATTTTTGCTATCCCAAATGGCGGTGCTCGAAGCCCTGCCACCGCCGCCAGGTTGAAAGTGGAGGGCGTTTCCTCTGGCGTGCCTGATCTGTTTGTGCCTGCCTGGAAGCTGTGGGTGGAGATGAAGCGCACGAAGGGCGGGAGCGTCAGCCCAGAGCAAAAGGACTGGATGAAATATCTCGAAGAAGTGGGGTATTGTGTTAAAGTGTGCAAAGGTGCTGAGGATGCCAAGGGGCAGATTCAGGCCTTTTTTAACTTGAGGAAAGAGACACCATGAGCACACGCATTTATTTGGTCACTGATGTGGAGACCAACAAGCACCGCCTGATTCGCGCAAGCAACCAGGCGCAGGCGATCAAGTACGCCGCCCAGACACGGTTCGACATTGAGGTGGCTGGCCAGGATGACCTGGTGAGCCTGCTGACTGGTGGCACGGCCATCGAGCTGGCTGGAGCTGGCGCGACCATTGACATGTTTGAGGAAGCGATTTCCAACGCTGGAGGAACTGACTGATGGCCACCGAAAAAGTGAAAGACCGTTACATGACCATTCGGTTGCCTGCGGATATTGAGCATGAGCTGCGCAAGATGGCCGAGGCGAACACGCGCACTCTGGCCGCGCAGATCTTGCATTACGTGAAGCAGGGGCTGACGAAGGAGGGGAAGGCATGAGCAATTTTGAGCGCACCGCTGCCTGGTTGAAGGCCTGCGGAAAAGAGCCGAGCGCCGAGGCCGTGAGCGTGCAGGTGGGGTGCATGGTGGAGGAGTTCTGCGAGTTGCTGTCGTGCCTGCGCACGGACTCTGAAGGGTATGCAAAATTGCTTGACCGCACGCGCCTGGATTTGGAATGGTTCGCCAGCAAGTTGAAGCGCCGAGACCAGGCGATCTACATTCCGCACCACCTGCGCACCGATGCCTTGGATGCGCTGTGCGATGTGGAGGTCACTGCCAATGGCGTGGCTTACTTGGCCGAGATGGACAAGCCGGGGGCTGATCTGGCCGTGCTGGATTCCAACGACGCAAAGTTGGTCGATGGCAAGCCGGTGATCTTGGACGGCGGCAAGATTGGGAAGCCACCGTGCTGGAAAGCGCCAGACCTGCGGGGGTTCGTATGAAGAAGGCCGGGAAGAAACGCCCGGCCCAAAGGCCGAAGCGCTACACGATCATCGACGAGATGATGGCCAGCCCGACCGAGCCGCTGCCTGTGGCATGGAAAACGTACCAACTGACACGGATGTACGAAGGCCTGGCCGCGATGGAGCAGGGCGAGAGCCCGACGACTGACGACTGGCGCGTGGTGTCGGATGCCGTCAACCTGATGGAGACCTTGATCGAGGCCATGCAAGTGTGCGAGGACACCTCTGGCCTGCTGATGGATGCCATCACCGCGCTGGCGATGGCTGGCCGCCGTAACACGGCTGGGGGTGCTATCCGGCTGGATGGTGCTGGGATTCAGGCCGTGCGAGCGATCTTGGCTGACTATGCCGCGCTGCTGGACGTGCTGCCTGCACGCACCATGATTCGCTGCCACCGCCTGACTGAAAAGCGCCTGCATGAGCTGCTGGACGGGAAGCGAAAGCCGCACGATGTGGAGGTGACAGCGATATAAGGGTCTGCCCTTATAAAATAATTGTGTGAGATTGTGGGAAGTAGTGTTATGATTGAGCCATCAACAACCAACCAGCAAGGAGCTGACCGTGAAACACTCGAATTTTCAAACACCCCGTAATTTCGCAGACTGCACCTGGGTGCAGGGCTATGGCCGTAAAGAGCCGCTTTGGGAGCGCGTGGCTGGTTATGCCTTGGCTTTTGCCATTGGTGGTGGCTTGGCTGCTTTGCTGGTGGTGGGGTTGTCCAAATGAGCTGCTACAACACCATGATGATGAACAGCCGCCAGGATGATGAGGACAGCGCCGAGCGCCTGGCCTTTGCTATCGAGGCGCGAGCTGCTGAACTGCTGACGCATGGCGAGGCCTGTGACCCGTTTGATGGGGTGAACATCTGCGAGGCGCTGGATGAGTCGAGCGCCAATGAAAAGATGGTGCTGGCCAAGGTGCTGGCCGAGCGCAAGTTCGATCAGGTGGGCATCCTGATTGATGGCATTACCAAGGCGTATTGGGCAAAGATGGCCGACGAGATGGCCGAGAAGGAGCTGACATGATTCGAGAGCTGAAAAAAATGTGGACAACGCCAAGCGCTGAGGTGCTGGCGCTGCGTGAGTTGGAGGATAGCAAGCGCAGGCTGCTGGAGGCCCAGACAGCGCGTGAGTACGCTGAGTCAATGTGCAAGTACCGCGAGGCGCAGATCAAGCGTTTGACGGCATATCTTCACAAAGCCACCGAGGGGGACGCATGAGCAAAGAAGCAATGAAGCTGGCGCTGGAGGCGTTGGAAAAACTAAACAACACGAACAGTCATTGGTGGCAAGAAGTTGACGAAAATGTAATTGTCCAATTAAGCAATGCCGAAAGTGCCCTGCGAGAAGCACTGGCAGAGCAGCAAGCACAGCAGGAGCCTGTGACGTGCCGCTACGGGGACAACGGCTATGCCTGTTGCGAAGGTGGCCCATGTGCGGCTGAAGAACACAACGACAAAACCGACTGGCAAGAGCGTGGAATGGTTGCAGAGGCTGCGCTTGCGAAGTTGTTGGACGAAAAGCAAAAGCCTGTGGCGATTGTTGCCTCACATCTAGAACGTGTTGACTGGCTGCGAGACGAGCCGCCAGACGGGACTCTGCTCTACACATCCCCACCAGCACAGCAGGAGCCTGTGGCGTGGCGAAATGCAGCCCTTCGTGTTGGCGAAGACCTTTGCTCTGTTGGCCCGTTTGGGTATTACGACATGACCGCAGAGCAGTGGCTTGATTGGGCTTTGAGTGTTGTCACAGTTCACGCCCCGCCACCACAGCGCAAGCCGCTAACGATTACAGAAGAAAGCGCATGGGACTTGGCTCGTTACGTTTACGCCAGGGCAAACCCGCACGAAAGCCCGCAGATTCTTCTGAGCGCGAGGGAGATTAAGCAGATCATCGAAGCCGCCCACGGCATTAAGGAGCAGCCGTGACTTGGTGGCTGTATCTCATCGGCATTGCTCACGCATCGGTATATGTCTGGGCGTTTTGGGAGAAACGGAAATGAAAACAGTGATTGAGATGGCGCGGGAGGCCGGGTTTATGGTCGTCCACGAAGGCGAGCCGGAGACAGGTGCTTGGTACGAGTGTTTCACAGACGAGATTGAAGCCTTTGCTGCCCTTGTCCGTGCTGACGAGCGTGAGGTCCGAGGCATGCGGTGGGACGAGTACATTGCCAAGGCCGTAGAGGCCGAGCGAGAGGCGTGTGCAAAGGTGGCCGACGGGTTCATTGGCTGCGATGCGATTGTTCACAAGATCCGCGCAAGGAGCAACACATGAGCACAGAATTTGACAAGTGGTGGAACGAAGACCTATTGACTGAAGACAACCCTTTTGTTGATGGCACACCTGCTTACTGGGCATGGGAAGGTTGGTGCGCAGGGGTTAAGGCCGAGCGTGAGGCGTGTGCAGGTGAGTGCGATGAGTGGATAAAAAATGGAAGTGCGTTGGCAGAAGACATTGCCGCCGCCATCCGAGCAAGGAGCAACGCCAAGTGAAGACGATCAGAGTCAATGCGCTGGCGGTGGGGCATATGCTGCGTGGCATACAAGATGGTTGCCACACCCTGTACGAGTTGGCTGAAATGTCTGGCCTCCAGTACCAGACTGTTTTGCATTATTGCAACACGCTGCACAAGCTGAGGGTGATTCACATTTGCGACTGGCGCGAGGATGTGCGAGGCGGGCGCACCTTGCGGGTGTATGCGATGGGTGATGACCTGGATGCACCAAAGCCGAAGCGAAAGACAGACAAGGAGGTCTGCGCCCGGTATCGTGAAAAGTGCAGGCAGCTTCAATTGCTGCAAAGGATGGCCGGAAATGCCAAGACCAAAACAGCCTGAGCCGATCAGAGGGCGAGAGGTTCGATTGTCGGACTCTCAAATGGCTAAATTCAAAGGACTTGGCGGGGCAAGGTGGCTGCGCGAGTTCTTGGACAAGAGTGTTTTAACGGAAGAAAAACCATGCACGCCTGCTGCGACGAATATTGTAAAAACCACGGTTGCAACCAAGGCCGGGACTGTCCTGTCCGTGTGGCGGCATACCGTCCGGTGATGCGAGCCGCCGACCCGTTGCCGCCGTCAATCTGGCGCTATCAGCTGCGCCGCCTGGCGTACTGGATGCTGATGGTGGTCTTGGCGCTCACCATCTGGCCTGCGTTGATTTATTTAGCCTTGCGTGCGTAAAACAGGGTTCGGTCGCCGAACAGATAAAAACCGACTGCACCTGCAAAGTTGTCTACGGACTCGCTGGGGATGTTGTTCAGCTTGAGATATGCCCAAGTGCCCAGCACAATGACCCCGACAGCGGGCCGCATTAGGCGTACAGCGGCCTCAACCCACGGGTATGAGGGATTGGTGCCACCAGCATCGTTCATGGCTTTAAACATGCTAAGATCGAGTTCACGCATTTTGACGTATTCGTCCACGTTCACCGGCTTGTAGGTGTCTGTCTGGATGAAGCGCCCGATCAGGGACTTGCCGAGGTCAACGGCCAGAGGGCCTAGGGCAGCGAGGATGGTTAGCGGGTCCATTATGGGTAGTCCTTTCGGGGAAGTTGCCAATGTGGGCCATCTCGAAAACTTCGCCAATTCCCACCCCATTCGACCGGGGTGCCGAGCTGCTTGGCTGCCTCTTGCATGGCGGCATTGATCTTGTGATACAGCGGCCAGTCCCAGCGCACCTCATCATCGACCCA